CAGTACGACTTTAACGCTGCTGATGAGTTGATTTCTACCTTCAAGGCTATCAAAGGCACTCGTACTAACGAAGCGGTTACGGCTGCTAAGGAAGTTCGACAGACCGAGATGAAAGCCGCTGCTGTCGATGTTGGTGGAACCGGGGAGTCTTCTAAGAAAGTTTATCGCCGTGCCGACCTTATCCGGCTACGCATGACAGACCCTGCGCGATACGAAGCCTTACAACCTGAAATCATGGCTGCGTACACTGAAGGCAGGGTTAAATAATAACTTTGTTTTAGGAGAATCAAATGCCTTTAGGTACTAATAACGTTACCGTTACCACCGCTGCTACCTTCATTCCGGAGGTATGGAGTGATGAGATCGTTGCTGCTTACAAGAAGTCTCTTGTTGCCGCTAACCTGATCAAGAAGATGAACTTCAAGGGCAAGAAGGGTGACACCGTTCACATTCCCGCCCCCACCCGTGGTGATGCTTCGGCCAAGGCCGCTGGCAGCCAAGTGACCCTGATCGCCGCTACCGAAGGCGAGAAGACGGTTGCTATCGACCAACACTGGGAATACTCGCGTCTGATCGAAGACATCGTGGAAGCCCAAGCCCTGTCGTCGCTGCGTCAGTTCTACACGGACGACGCTGGCTACGCTCTGGGCCGTCAAGTGGACACGACCCTGATCCGTCTGGGCCGCAAGGTTCAAGGCGGTGGCGGTACGGCTGCTTACAGCGGTGCTTTCTCTGGTGCTGACGGCACGACGGCTTACAACGCCGGTGCTAACACGGGTTCTGGCGCTCTGACCGACGCTGCTATCCGTCGTTCGATCCAGCGTCTGGACGACCAGGATGTGCCGATGGACGGTCGTTTCCTGATCGTTCCCCCGTCTACCCGCAACACCCTGATGGGCATTGCTCGTTTCACCGAGCAGGCTTTCGTGGGCGAGCAGGGCGGTAACAACACCATCCGTAACGGCGAAATCGGCAACGTGTACGGCATCCCCGTGTTCGTGACCTCTAACGCTGACACGACCTCTGGCTCTACGGCTACCCGTATCTGCCTGATGGCTCACAAGGACTTCGCTGTTCTGGTTGAGCAAATGGGTGTTCGTACCCAGACCCAGTACAAGCAAGAGTACCTCGGTACGCTGTTCACGGCTGACGTTCTGTTCGGCTGCGACGAACTGCGCGACGGCGCTGCTGTTGCTCTGGCTGTTCCGGCCTAAGTAAACAACTAGGGAGGACTCCTACGGGGGTCTTCCCTTTTTGTCATTGGAGAATTGAATGAAATTCATGTGCAAATATTCCGGTTCTATCTATTCGTTTGAGATGGAACACGACATCAAGGCAATGCTGACGCACCCCGACTACACAAAGGTCGAAGAGGAAGAAGTCAAAGAAGAAGAGCCTGCACCGAAGCGTGGTCGTCCTGCTAAGAAAGACGAAGAATGAGACAAGTATCCGTAGGTAACAACCTAACAGCCGCAACAAAGACCACTGTTTACACTGTTCCTACGGGTTATTATGCTCTGTGGAACCTTTGTTATGTGGTCAACCACACGGGCAACAATAAAACTATTGATGTGTACTGGTACGATAAGAGCACCACTACCGAGATTAAAGTATTAGATGGATATTTGTTAAGCCCTACAAATTTCTTAAAGTTTGATGGCGGGGCTTATGTTGTATTAGAAGAAGGCGACGAGATCCGCTGTGAATCAGAAGCGGCTTCTACCATGAGCACGATCAACACCTTTGAAGTCATAAGGAAAGCATAATGGCTACACAGAATTTTTCTGGTCTTTTCAGCAGCGGAGATGATTTAGCTAAAGAAGCCCAAGCTGTTTTAAATGCCAGCGGAAAAGCGTTTGATCCTCGCTTCATTGACTCTATTGTTGGCACGTTTACCAAGAACGGTGTTATTTACAACGTATTGGGTGACGGATCAATCCAAGGCATCATTGAAACTCCTGAGGGGGCTTATACGGCTGCTGGCTACACCCCTAGCGGTCAACAAGTAACGGAACAATCTAGCACACGCTTTGAACAAACTGATCTAGACCGTGCATTAGGTGTTTTAGCCAATGCTGCTATTGCTGCCGGTACTGGTTTAGCTCTTGGCCCTGCTGGAATTGGCTTTTTAGGTGCGCCTGCTGCCGCTGCCACTGGTGCCGGTGTTACCAACTTTGCTAACACTGGTAATCTTGAGTCTGCTTTAAGAGCCGCTGCCTTGGGCGGTCTTTCTGCTTATGGAACAGATGCATTATTAGGTTCACTTGGATCAGGCGCAGATTTAGGAACTGCATTAGATTTAACTCTTACTGACGATATTTCTCAACTCGCTTCTGTCGGTCTTGGGCAAGATCAAATAGCAAATATTATTTCTAATAGCTACGGTGTTGATCCGTTTACTGCTGCTTCTGCTGTTTCTTCCACTTTAGGAACCGGCGCAGGCACGGGCGGTATTGCAGGACAAACTGTTAATGTGCTTGGAAACACCGCCGGGACAGGACTTGGAACGGCTGGTACCGGTTTGCTTGGAAGTGTTGTAGGAACCGGTCTTACTGGAACTGGCACAGGTACCGACACAGGAACTCAAACTGTAAATGTTACTGGCACCGGCGCAGGTACTGGAACCGGTACTGGTTCTGTTGTTGGCTCTACGGTAGGTACTGGCTTAGGCACTGGCACCGGTACTGGAACCGGCCAGACCGTAACAATTACCGGCCAAGGGACGGGAACAGGCACAGGAACGGGCACAGGCACTGGATCAACCGTTGGTGCCGGTACTGGTTCGCTGGTCGGTACTGGCACTGGGACAGGCACTGGAACTGGACAAAGCGTAGTAATTACCGGTACTGGCACAGGAGCTGGTACAGGAACTGGCACCGGATCGACCGTTGGTGCTGGCGTAGGCTCGTTATTGGGCACGGGGACGGGAACAGGCCAAACTGTTACAGTTACTGGAACTCCAACAACAACGACCCCCTCTACTGTAGTAGGGTCTGTGGTTCCTGCTGTGTTAACACCCGCCGTTCCAAAAGTAGAAGTTGTAGGGCCGAGAGATCGTTCAACATGCCCTGCTCCCGAAATGTTAGTTACTTTAGCTGACGGAACCAAGAAACCAGCTGGAGAATTAAAGGAAGGCGACTTTGTAAAAACGCAACATGAGAACACTCTTGAGTGGGGTGTTTATCCTGTTGTTTACAAAGAACTGATTCCTTCTGCAAAGCGCCTTAAAATTGTTTTTGATGATACTGAATTTATTGGTAGTTACGACCATAAGTTTTTTGTGTCTGTTGACAATTGGAAAAAGGCAGAAGACTTAAAAGTAGGCGACATTGTTAGTGGTCATACTATCAAAAGCATTCAAAAGCACGAGGATGGCCCTGTTGTCTTTATTACTATTAAAGACGCACACTCATACATCTGCCAAGACCTCTTAAGTCATAATAAGACGCCGAATCCGCCTGCGGAAGTTGTAGGTTCTGTTGTTGGTTCTACTGTTGGAACCACAGGAACTACGGGAACAACTAAGACAACTAATACAAATAATTTAAGTTTAACAGACTTGCTTACTTTGCTTAGTTTATTGAACTTAGGTGGAACTCTTGGAGGAACGGGAACAGGAACTGTTACTACTGGAAGTGTTCCTCCTTCAGATACCATGATTGGTTCTACCACTCCGCAGTTTGGCCCGGACTATTATGCTGCGGTGCAACGATACTACAATGCCTATATGCCTGAAACGCCACGCAACGTAGCAGGCCCGTTACAACAATGGTACGAAAATAAATACGGAGCTTAAATGGCAACGATCATCACCAAGAACAGTAGCACAGCCTCTTCTGTACCTTCTGCGGGTTCATTGCAGCAGGGTGAGTTGGCTGTTAACGTAACTGACAAGAAACTCTATACCAAGGACAGTAGCGCCGCTGTTGTCAAGCTGGTGGGTTCCTTGGGTAACCAAGAAGCCAATGCTGTTGCTATTACTGGTGGTACTGTCGCTGGTGTTGCTCAGACGGGCGGCACCATCAACAACACCGTTATTGGTGGAACCACGCCTGCTGCGGGTACCTTTACCAACTTAACGGCTACTGTCGGTCTTTCTGCCACCTTGACCGGTAACGTCACTGGTAATGTGACTGGTAACGTCACCGGCAATGTGACCGGCAATGTCACCGGTAACTTGACTGGTAACGTTACGGCTTCTAGTGGTTCTTCCTCGTTCAACAACGTCACCATCAACGGTACGCTGGACATGAACGCAGGTACGGCTGGTACGATTACTGGCCTTCCTACGCCCACCAACTCCAGTGACGCTGCTCCTAAGAGCTATGTTGACACGGCTATCGCCAATGTGATCGACTCTGCTCCGGCTGCTCTGGACACTCTTAATGAGTTAGCTGCTGCTCTGGGCGATGATGCTAACTTTGCTACCACGGTAACGAACTCTATCGCTACCAAGGTTAGTAAGTCCGGTGACACCATGACCGGTGCCCTGGCTATGGGCAGCAACAAGATCACTGGTCTTGGTACGCCTACGGCTGGCACTGATGCTGCTACCAAAGACTATGTTGACACGCAGCGTGACACTCGTCTGCCGTTAGCAGGCGGCACGATGACGGGTAACATCGTCATGGGTGCCAACAAGGTTACCAGCACTGCTACGCCTACGGCTGACGATGACCTTACCCGTAAGGGCTATGTTGACAGCATTCTGGGTTCTGCTACGTCTGCGGCTACTTCTGCGGCTGCTGCGGCTACCTCGGCCACCAACGCTGCCAACAGCGCAACCAGTGCTGCTTCATCGGCCACGGCTGCTGCTGCAAGTTATGACAGCTTTGATGACCGTTACTTAGGTTCAAAGACCTCTGATCCTACGCTGGACAACGACGGTTCTGCTCTGCTGACCGGTGCATTGTACTTCAATAGCACCGTAGGTGAGATGCGTGTGTATAACGGCACGGCATGGGCGGCTGCTTATCTGCCTGCTGCTGGTTACATGGATCTGACAACTAATCAGACCGCAGCGGGTGTCAAGACGTTCAGCAGCAACCCGATTCTCTCCGCAGGAACCGCCAACGGAGTGGCCTACCTCAATGGGTCAAAGGTGCTGACCACGGGGAGTGCGCTGACGTTTGATGGGACGAACATCTCTACCGCACTTGGCGGGTCTTATTACTCGGCAAATGCCAACTACGGTTTTGGGACTCCTGACAGCGCAGGATTGCAAATCTTTGCTGCCTCTGGTGATTCAATCCGCTTCGGATCGCGTTCTGCTGGCACGTTCTCCGAACAAATGCGCCTGACCTCTACCGGGTTGGGCATTGGGACGAGTTCGCCGGGTGCAAAGTTGGATGTCAGCGGTGGAAATATCCGCGCCATCGGTGGCACGAACGCTCTAATTGGTGCGTATGCGGCGTCTTCTTCATCTTCGCAGTTTGCACTCGGTAACTCATCGGGCACAAACCATTGGGTTATTTACCAAACTCTTAATAGCAGCGGACAGCAGGGTAACTTAAACATCTATGACAATGTAGCAGCGGCAAACCGGATTGTGCTCGACACCTCCGGCAACCTCGGTCTGGGGGTGACATCTCCTCAAGCAAGGTTCGATCTTGCCGGAGACTACAAGGAAGGCGTGGTCACTGCCAACACCGGCACGGCATACACCATCAACACCGCGAACGGCACGTTGCAGATTCTGACACTCACGGGTAACTGCACCTTCACGTTCCCCACCGCTATCGCCGGAGAGAGTTTCACGCTTCTGCTGCGTCAGGACGGCACAGGTGGCCGCACAGTAACTTGGCCCTCTGCTGTCCGGTGGCCCGGTGGCACTGCTCCGACGATTACTGCTACGGCAAGTCAAACAGACAAGTATATCTTCACCTCGGATGGTACCCGCTGGTACGGAAGCAACGCAGGTCAAGCATATGCAGCATAAGGTAATTTATGTTTTCATCTAATACTTCACAGGTATCGGGCGGCTACCAGATCAGCCGCTCGCTGCGGTTCAACTCTGCTGATACGGCGTATCTGAGTCGGACGCCTGCGAGTGCGGGGAACCGTCGGACATTTACATGGAGCGGGTGGGTTAAGCGATCAAACTTGAGCGCGGCCCAAACACTATTTAGCGCAAGCAATAATTCAACAACTCAGTTTTTCATATCGTTATTGGCAGATAACACATTACAAGCACTTGATTGGAATGGCTCCGTAAATTTAAGAGCAGAGACATTACAAGTTTTCCGTGATTCATCTGCTTGGTATCACGTTGTCTTTGCTGTTGATACTACTCAAGCAACTTCAACAAATCGATGGAAGCTTTATGTAAACGGGGAACAAGTTACTTCGTTTAGTGGTTCATCTAGTTATCCCTCTCAAAACTATGACACCGCAGTAAATGCCACTGTTGCTCATGCAGTTGGCAGGGAAGAATATGCGGATACGAATTACTTGAGCGGCTACATGACCGAGGTGAACTTCATCGACGGTCAAGCCCTCACGCCATCATCCTTCGGAGAAACCAACGCCCAGACGGGTGTGTGGCAACCCAAGGCGTACACGGGCAGCTACGGCACCAACGGCTTCTATCTGAACTTCAGCGACAACAGCAACACGACTGCTGCAACGCTTGGCAAGGACTACAGCGGCAACGGCAACAACTGGACGCCCAACAACTTCAGCGTCACAGCGGGTGTGGGTAACGACTCCCTGGTGGATACGCCGACGCCGTATGGTGTGGACACGGGCGCGGGTGGGAATGTTCGTGGGAATTACTGCACGCTGAACCCATTAAAGTCAACAAAATCTGTTGCAAACGGAAATTTAACTTTTATTGGCGCTTCAGGCTCTTATGTAGATTCTGTTTACGCAACATTTGGAGTAACGGGTTCTGGAAAATACTATTTTGAAACAACAGGATTTTTAGTCCTTGGGTTTAACTCAAGCGATGTAAACCCAACAACAGACCAAACAACAGGAAGGCTTGTCTACCATACAAGCCTAGGTGCTTTTTATAATGGCTCAACAGCAATTCAATCAGGCCTTGCAACATCTTCATCAACAGATGTGGTTGGTGTTGCACTAAACCTAGACGCTGGAACGCTTGCGTTTTATAAAAACAATACGCAACTTGGCACAAACATAACAATCAGCGCATCAAGTACTTGGTTCCCGTTTTTTCAAAATGCAAATACAGCGGACGGCAACGTAAACTTCGGCCAACGCCCTTTCGCCTACACCGCGCCCAGCGGCTTCAAGGCACTCTGCACGCAGAACCTGCCGACTC